CGGACACCTCGAATAACCGGCAGTCTGGATGCTGCTGAGGCCCGTTGAGGGCGGCCGCGCGGGCGGGAGTGCCGGCTTTGAGCCTCTGCGGGGCTCTTCGGCAGGGGCTACGCGGCGTTTCTGAGGCGAGGCCCGATCAAGCGGGCGCGGCTCTCCCCTCGATCCAGACCAGGCGGCGCATGTTGTAGGCGAGGTTGGCGAGCGTGATGCGCGCGGTTGCGCGGACCAGGCCAATGCTGCGCACGACCAGACCCATGCGGCGCTTCTCGGTGGCGAAGACGTGCTCGACGAGGCTGCGCACCCGGGCGCGGGTCGCGTTGCCTCGCGCGATGTGCGTGGGCATCGGCCGACCGCGCGGCTTGGCGCGCTGGAACTCCGGCCTGAGCCCGCGGCGCTCGAGCGCATCGAGGTTGGCCTTGCTGCGATAGGCGGTATCCGCCCAGACGCCGCTGCCGGTGTTCCCCGGATCCAGCACCGCGCCGAGCTGGCTGCCATCGTGCCGCGCCGCATGCGTCACCACGAAGCGGCGGATGAAGCCGTGCGCACGATCGATGCCGAGGTGGTTCTTGTAGCCGAACACCGGCACCGCGATCTCGCCAGCGCGGCGCTCGGCCCCCGCCGTCGGCGGCGGCTTGCGGCCGCGCCTGATGGTCCAGCGGCCATCGCGATCGATCTGCCGTTCCCGCGCCTTGGACCAGCCCTCGGGCGTGCCGCCCGCGCGCAGCGTCGCCTTCTCGTCCTTCGTCAGACGCGGCCGCCGGGCCTCGACCACCGTGGCGTCGACGATCTGCCCGCCCATCGCGAGGAAACCACGCTCGGCCAGCACCGCGTCGAACCGCGCGAACAGCCGCGACAGCGCCCCCGCGCGCGTCAGATGCTCGCGATACAGCCAGATCGTCTTCGCGTCCGGCACCGGATCGTGCAGCGCCAGGCCTGCGAAACGCATGAAGCTCAGCCGGTCGCGCAACTGGTACTCGGTCTGCTCGTCCGAGAGCGTGTACAGCGCCTGAAGCACCAGGATGCGGAACATCAGTACCGCGTCGTAGGGCGGCCGGCCGCCACGGCTGCGGTCCGCCCGTGGCAAAGCCGCCTCCAGTTCCGCGCGGAACGCCTCGAACTCCACCACCGCGCGCAGACGCTCCAGCGGATCGCCCGCCGCTGACAGAGCGTGAAGCCGCTCATCCGCGTCGAACAAACCCGCCTGACCCGCCATCGCCGCCTCCATCGCCCAGGACGTCAGCGAATCACCTCAGCCCGCGCCGACACCAGCGGTTTTTCGAGGCGTCCCCGCGTTCATTGTGAGAGCCCGCCGGGGTTGTAGCCGAAAATCTGTGCTGGCTGGAGCGGCCGGGCGGCGGAGCCGTAGAGGTAGCGCAGCCGCCCGGCCGCTTCCGCGTGGCGGCGGCGTGCGGCATCCGGGGTCAGCCCGCCATGCGCCGAGTGTGGCCGGTTCAGGTTGTAGTCCAGCCGCCAGCGTTCGATGACAGTTCGGGCCTCGGCCAGGTTGGCAAAGACCTCCTCGTTCAGGCACTCGTCCCGCAGCTTGCCGTTGAAGGATTCCACGAACCCGTTCTGCTGCGGCTTGCCGGGCGGGATGTAGTGCCACGCCACGCCGTTGCGGTTGCACCATTCGAGCACAGCGCGGCAGGTCATCTCCGTGCCGTTGTCGCTGACGATCACCGCGGGGCGCCCACGATGGACGATCAGCGCTTCCAACTCGCGCACCAGGCGTCGCCCGCTGATCGAGGTGTCCACCACCAGCGCCAGGCCCTCGCGTGTGAAGTCGTCGACGATGCACAGAATGCGGATGCGACGGCCCCAGCTCAGCGCATCGGAAACAAAGTCCAGCGACCAGCGCTGGTTCGGTCCCTGCGCCAAGGCCAACGGCGCGCGGGTGCCCGTCGCCCGCTTGCGGCCACGGCGGCGACGAACCGACAGACCCTCTTCACGGTAGATCCGGTAGAGCTTCTTCTTGTTCATCGCCACGCCCTCGCGCCGCAGCAGAATACCCAGCCGCCGATAGCCGAACCGCCGACGCTCGGCCGCGAGTTCGCGCAGCCGAGCACGCAGTTCGCCATCGCCCGGCACCGGCTCCCGCCGCACCGTCTTGGGGTCAACCTCGAGCAGCCCGCAGGCACGCCGCTGCGAATACCCGCGCTCCGCCATCAGGCGCAGCGCCGCAGCCCGGCGTGCCGCGGGCGTCCTCAGTTTTTTCCCAGCAGGTCCTTCAACGCCGAGACATCCAGCATCGATTCCGCCAGCAGCTTCTTCAGACGCCGGTTCTCGTCCTCCAGCGCCTTCAGCTTCTGCGCGTCCGATACCTCCATGCCCCCGTACTTCGATTTCCAACGGTAGAACGTCTGCTGGCTGATGCCGTGCCGGCGACAGACATCCTCCGTCGCCGCACCAGCCTCCTGCTCCCGCAGCACCCCAATCATCTGGGCCTCGCTGAACCTGCTCTTCTTCATCGTCCATCTCCTGCTGGGGACGGACTCTCACCCAAATCGAGGGATCAGGCAGGGGGCAGGTCAGTGCCCCTGCCGTTGGTCCGACATGATCACCACGCGCGGGCGCCAGCCGGTGACGAAAAGGTCGTCGCAGCAACCGTCCTCCCGGCCGTGGTGGGATGCGACAAAAATGTCGGTCGTCGCCACGGCAGTTCGGAACTCGGGGGTAGCGCAAGAGAAGGCGCCAGCCCGATGCCGGCATGTCGCCCCCGATCATGATGCCGACCCCAGAGACCTTTATCTCAGTGACGACGCTGAGGGCATTGGTGTCGGCGTCATATGGCCAGTAGTCCGATTGCGACAGAGCCCAGGTGCGAAAGATGTGGCAGCCGAGCCAGGGTGCGTCAGGCGCACCGCAGGTGCTGCCCCATCCGTGATCAAGCGCGCAAAGCAAGGTCTCGATCCCGTCGCCGAGGTCGTTCTTGATGCGACGAATGTCTGCTGGAGTAACCCGCCAGTTGGTCCAGATTGGGCCGTGCGAGATGCCGCGCGCATAGAGCTGTCGCAGGCCGCGTGCGTGATCTTCGTCGAAGTTGGAAACCACCAGCGCGTCCACGTGCCGGATGCCCATGGCACTGAGCGCCTGAGTGGGGTGCCAACCGGTAACGGGGTGATGTGCGCAGTCGATCAGCACAACACGCCCGTTGGGAGTGATGAACAGGATGCTCTGGCCGTGCCCGACATCAAAGACCTTGAGCATCATGAGGCTCCTGCGCCGCTGGCGTAGGTGTTCAGCACCTCTACAGAGAAGAGGCGGTAGTAATTGAGGAAGCGGATCAGCATCACGGCAGCCACCACAAGCGCCGCCGCCGCCCACCACAAGTCTGCGGTCCGGCCGGTATGGGTGCCACCGATCGCGAGTGCCGGCGCCGCCAAGAGGCACGCCAGGGAGACGTTGCGGCACATGCTGTACTGGTTTTGGAACACAGCGAGCCGCCCGGACGCGAGCTGGTCGCGTCGCGCAAGGACGTAAGCGCTTGCATAGATGGCGTCCCGTTCCATCGGTGGGTCTTCGCGGGCGGCCCGGCGTTCTATGCGGACGCGCAGTTCCGGTGCAACTGGCTTGAAGTAGCCGGAGTAGAGCCAGCGGCCGGCAGGGCGATCTGGCTGGCCGGAAAGGAGGTGAGTGGCCGGCGTGCCGAGTAGGCGATGGACCAATGCACCTTCGAGAAGGCGCGACGCAGCTTCCGCGATCACATGCCCAGTCACGTAGGCCACGGCAACTGCAACACCAAGCTGCACAACCGTCCAGTTCTCACGGTCCAGCCAGCCGAGGCCAAGCACCCTATCGGCCGCCGCCAGCAGCACCGCGCCGCTCGTCAGGAACGCCCAGAAATCGAAGTCCGTAAGGGGAAAGTAGCCTCGCATCACCCTTGGTGCCGTCCGCTTGCCGGGCTCCGAATCGGGAAGACCCCTGTTCATGAATTGTACCACAGCGGGGCGAGGCCCTTGGACAGGTTCGTCCGCTGGTCCTCCCATCTAGAGACTGGCTCCAACAGCCGCGGCAGCGTGACCCCGTCCGCCTGCCGCCCCTCGACGATCGCCTCGACGATGTCGGGCGCGAGCAGGGTGAGTTGCAGCAGCCGGCCGAGGTAGCCGCGGTCGAGCTTCTCCGCCGCCGCCATCTCGCTGATCGAGGCGTACCGCCCGTCATCGAGCAGGCGCTGGTAGCGGAACGCGCGGGCGAGCGCCTTCAGCAGCGCCGGATCGGCACGCGTCGTCGCGGGTGCCGGCAGCCCGTCCACCACCGGCGTAACCACCGTCTTGCGCCCGGGCCGGCGGCGGATCCGGAGCGGCACCCGGACGGTGATGTGCGTGGGCGCGGTCACGCAGCCGCCCTCTCGGCACCGACCAGCCCGAGCTCGCGCACCAGGCTGGCCAGCCCCTCGATCCGAAGCCGGATCTCCGCGCCGTCCAGTCCGACCGTGACGCGCTCGACCAGGGAGCGGACGATGCGCTGCTGCTCGGCGGGGAACAGCTTGTCCCACAGCGGCTCGAGCCGCGCGAGCGCCTCGCGCACGTCGGCTTCTGTCACGTCGGGATCCTCGGCCTGCGCCGCGATCCACGTCCCGACCACCACCTCCGGCTGGCGCAACAGGGCGCGCAACTGCGTCATCACCGCCGCCTCGATCTCCCCGGCCGAGACGCGCCGGACGATGGCGTCATCCGCCTCGCCCTTCAGGGCGCGCTGGGCGACGTAGTAGCGGTAGAGCCGGCCGTTCTTCCGGCTGTGCGTCGGCGAGAGCGCGCGGCCGTCGGTGCCGAAGATCAGCCCCTTCAGCAGCGCCGGGCTCTGCGGCCGGTTCGCCTGCGCCCGGGTGCGCGGACTCACCTGCAGGAGCGCGTGCACGCGATCCCAGAGCGCGCGCGAGACAATCGCCGCGTGCTCGCCGAGATAGACGTTGCCGCGATGCGCGATCTCGCCGACGTAGGTGCGCAGGTGCAGGATCTTGTAGAGGTCGCCCTTGTCGATCGGGCGGCCGCTCCTGGTGGTGATCCCCTCGGCGCGGCACCGGCGCACGGTCTCGATGCCCGAGCCGGTCTCGGCGAAGAGTTCGAACACACGCCGCACCCGGGCAGCCTCGGCCGTGTTCACCACCAGCTTCCGATCGCGCACGTCGTAGCCGAGCGGCACCTTGCCGCCCATCCACATGCCCCTCGCCTTCGAGGCCGCGACCTTGTCCCGGATGCGTTCGCCGATCACCTCGCGCTCGAACTGGGCGAAGCTGAGCAGGATGTTCAGCGTCAGACGCCCCATGCTGGTCGTCGTGTTGAACGACTGCGTCACCGAGACGAAGGTGACCTCGTGGGCGTCGAACACCTCGACCAGCCTGGCGAAGTCCATCAGCGAGCGCGAGAGCCGGTCGATCTTGTAGACCACCACCACGTCCACGAGGCCGCGCTCGATGTCGGCGAGCAGGCGCTTCAACGCGGGACGGTCGAGCGAGCCGCCGGAGAACCCGCCGTCGTCGTAGCGGTCGGGCACCAGGGTCCAGCCCTCGGCGCGCTGGCTGGCGATGTAGGCCTCGCAGGCCTCGCGCTGCGCATCGAGGGTGTTGAACTCCTTCTCCAGACCCTCGTCCGTGCTCTTGCGGGTGTAGACCGCGCAGCGCTTGCGGGTAACCGACATCGGCAGGTCGGGGAGCGTGCGGCGGCTCACGACGACCTGCCCTTCAGTCCGAAGAAGGACCAGCCATTCCACCGCGTGCCGGTGATGTGGCGTGCGATCGCGGAGAGCGAGGCGTAGCGGCGGCCCTCGTACTCGAAGTCGTCAGGCCGCACGGTCACGACGTGCTGCACCCCGCCGTACTCCCGCACGAGCCGCGTGCCAGGCAGCGGGCGGCTGTCGGCCCTGATCCGCCGCAGCACCACGTTGCCGCCGTCGAGTTGCTCACCGAGCGCCTCGAGGCGCGCGCGCGTCTCGGGCTTGAGGCCGCCATAGGCCAGTTCCTGGATGCGGTAGGCGAGCCGGCTCTGCAGGTAGGCGCGGTTGAAGGCCGGCGGCTCCTTGCCGAACAGCTCGCGCCATTGCTGCTTCAGCACCGGCGTGGATGCCGTCTGAAGCGCAGCGAGCCGCGGCAGCACCTGCGTGGGCGGGATGGCGGGGAACGTCGGTCCCTGCGCTTCAGCCGCCGGCACCCGGGTCGTCGATCGTTTCGTCATGCGTCCTCCGTGTCTCCGGGGTTCGCATGACGGCGCTGGCGGGGAGTCGCGGGTAGCGAACTCTCTCCGCACTCCCGAGGCTCAGCGCCGATCGCGGCGATGCTGCGGCTCCTGAGCCGCACGATCCCACGCGCCAGGATCTGACACACCTCGCGCAGGTGGGGTGGGAGGTAGATGTTGCGCTCGACGCTTGGCATCGCAGGGCCGCCAAGCTCGATGACGCGACGGAGAAAAGCCAATCAAATCCGTCGGTTAGCGAAACCGCGCGACAACAAAGGAAGATCTGCGCAGTCGTACCGGTCAGGTTCGATGGACCTCCTCCGCCCGACTCGGCGCTGGCATCACGCGATGGAACCGGCAGCCCACCCCCCCGAGAGCCGCCGAGGTGCGGTCGTCCTGCGGACCTGGCTTGACCGGCGCGGAGCGCGCAGACTACGCGAAACAGCGAAGAACCAACGACTGGGACGAACGGCAATGAGCACACCATGACAACGCGCATCATGACCCTTGGCAGGGCGATCTCGGAGGCCAGGAAGGCCAAGGGGATCAGTCAGAAGGATCTCGCCGCTGCCATAGACAAGGACGACGGCACGGGTCAGATCTCGCCGCAGTACCTCAACGACATCGAGCACGACCGCCGGAGCCCGACATCGGACCATCTGATCCGACAGTTCGAGAAGGCTCTCGGCACCGAAGATGGGTACCTGTTCTTCCTGGCCGGGAAGATCCCGGACGAGATGCGGCGCAAGGCGCGCGATCCTGCCAAGGTAGCGCAGGCGTTCCGTGCTTTCCGGAAGAGCCTGTCGTGATCGGAGACGAGGCCGGATGGTTAAATGGGTTGCTGACCGCGGCGGACGCTTCCCGCAGCGTCCGTACTACACCCAGCAGGAACTGGACCAGGAATGCGAGGCGATCGTCGGGCGGTTCCTGCGCGCACGCCGTGGCAAGGTCGCGTTTCCGCTGAGCACGAATGACCTCACCATTCTGGTCGAGCAGCACTGCTCAGACGTGGATCAGTACGCGGACCTCTCCGCGGAAGGACCCGACGTCGAGGGCATGACGGAGTTCTTCCCCGACATCGCCCCCAGGATCTCGATCTCCGAGCGTCTGGCGACCGACGAGCGGCGCGAGAACAGGTTGCGGACGACGCTCGCGCATGAGCTCGGTCACGCGCATTTCCACCGTATGCTGTTCGCCGACCTGTTCGCTCCAAGCGCGCTCTTTGCGCGTCGGCCGTCGGACGCGAAGGTGGTCTGCAAGCGCGACACGATCCTTGACGCCAGGGAGGTGGACTGGATGGAGTGGCAGGCTGGTTACGCCAGCGGCGCGTTCCTAATGCCGGCCCCAGCCCTCCGGCAGCGGGTGTCTGACTTCTGCGCGGCGCGCGGCTTTCATGCAGCCGTCCATGTCGATTCCCCCGAGGCCCGCGAGATGCAGGTGCTCGTGACCGAGGCGTTTCAGGTTTCCATGGACGCGGCCCGGATCCGCCTGCTGAAGCTCGGATTCCTGACGGATCGGCAGGTCCCGCCGTCGCTGTTCGGCTGAGGGATGCGATTACTACGCTACTCAGCGTAGATTTTCCCTTGCGCTCCCTCGCGTGCGTCTGATACGGCGATTAGCGGATCGCCGGCGCCGGGCTGGCGTGTACATCAGCGAAAGGCATCCCCCATGCCCACGGTCGCCGACTTCATCCGGAGGACACCGCCCGCGTCGCTCCGCGCCTACTTCGACTTCATCGACGCGGAACTTCCGCAGGACATCGCCTGGGAGGGCCCCGCCAACGACATCGTCGCGCCGCTGCTGCGCGCCGTCGACGACATGGACGACGCCGATCGCCTGCGTGTCTTGAACGATGCCGAGCGGGTCGGCGCCATGGCCGACGAGCCCGGGCAGGCGGCTCTCTACGCGGTCTGTGGCGAGCACGACCGCCTCGACGCCCTGGAGAACGGGCATGCCCGCGCCCTCTGGGTGTTCCTGAATGCTTCCGCCGCCTTCCGCCACGCCGAGGAGGTGCGCTTCGCCGACGACAAGCGATTCGGCCGCATGTGGGACGGCTTCCTGAGCCAGCGTGCGCTCACCGTCGCGCGCGACGCTGCCGCGATTGGCCGCTTCGGGCAGGCCGTCGCGGAGCGATTCGGCAGCGCCAATGTCGAGGTCGAGATCTGTGATCGCTCCCGGCCCATGCTCGAAGGGCCGGATGCAACGCTCGTCCAGGCCGCCGTCTATCGCGAGGGGCGGGCGGGCGACGTGCTCGAATTCGTCGATGGCCGGCTCTCCCGCCGCCCCCACAGGCCGGTGGTCGAGGCGGCCCTGACCTACGAGCCGGCGACGGGCGCGATCGAGGTGGTGGCGGCGGCGCGGGAGACGCGGGAGACGCTGGTCCGCCTGTTCGCGGAGCATCTCCTCGGCACGGCGTTCCAGGGCGAGCGGCTGCCCATCCGCCAGTTCCGCCTCGACGGACTGCGGCAGACGTTCGACTTCCCGACCGACCTCGTGGACGGCATCGACTCGGTGCGCGTCACCATGATGAAACTGATGCCCTACGAGACGCAGCGCGAGCGCATCACCCTCGAATGCATGCGCGGCGCCGATAGCACGATCTGGCAGTTGGTCGCGGACCGCCTCAAGGACCAGACGCAGGGGATCGAAGGTTACGCGATCACCGCGGTGCGGCTGACCATCAAGTTCCGCGCGGTACCGGGGAGCCGTGGCGGCCGTACCCTGCCGGTCACCATCACCATGCCCAAGGGCTGCGATCTCAAGGACCGCACCGAGCGGGAGCGCATCATCGGGGAGAAGTATCTCCGCCGCTGGGGCTTGCTTCGGGATGTCTGATCGCCGGCCGCCGCTCGATGCCGAGGCGGTGGACCTGCTGCTCCAGGTGTTGGAGCTCAGGGAGCCGATCCTGTCCGGCGCTGCCGCCGAGCTGTCTCCCCGGTCGGCGGCGGTGCTGGCGGCGGCCGGCCTGCTCGTGCCGCATGGTCATGAGGACGTCAGCGCATCCCAGGCCGATCACGAGGACACGCCGGTTTCCCTGATCTGGTCCGAGGGGCATGGGGGTTTCGCCTATTTCAGTCCCGCGGTCGGCCTGGCACCGGTGCCCCAGGAGCGGCTGGTTCGGTATCGGGTCGATGCTGCGGTGATGCTCGATGCCATGGCCGAAGGACTGGATCGCCCGAGCAACCGGGCGGCCTTTCCCCTCGTCAATGGGGTGCTGTGGGAGATCGGCGAGGTGCGCCTCGGCCGGCGCCCCGTGCGCGTGCCGCTCTGGTTCGCCCGGCGCCTCGGCGATCCTTCGGTGTTGCGGCAAGTAGCGGAAGCCGCGCGTGCGCGACCGCACAACCGGCTGCGCGTGATCCTCACCAGCGCGCGGCCTTCCCGCGCAGCTGAGGTCGAGATCCGTGGCGCCACGGTGGTGGCGCTGCGCGATGTGCTGGCTGCGCCGGACGGCCTCGCCGTCAGCCCCGACATCCTCGAGGCCCGGCTCCGCGGCGTGCCGCCCGTCACCGCGGGGCCGCTGGTTCTATCTCCCGATGGCACCAAGCTTTCGATCAATGGCGGCGACCCGATCCACTTCCGAAGCGACGCGCAGAGGGAGGTCATCAAACAGCTCGTAGATGCCTTCTATGCCGGTACGCGCCTCCGCGCACGCGAGCTGACGCACCAGCCCAGCCTCCAGACCTTCTTCGGCAAGGCGAAGTGGGCACGGCTGTCGCCGTTTCTGAAGACCGACGGCGGCCTCTGGGGTTTCGAGCCCTAGCCGATTTTCTGCCTGTTCTTCTGCCGATCGCCGGCTCGGTTTTCTGCCTCCCCTGACGCGACCTTCCTCGCAGCCATTCGACACGGCGCGAGGAAGATAGCGATGACTCCCCGGCACCTGAATCAGACCGAGTTGGCGCGGCGCTGGTGCATCTCGCCGCGCACGTTGGAGCGCTGGCGCTGGCTCGGCCAGGGCCCGCGGTACCTGAAGATCGGCGGCCGCGTCGCGTATCGCGTCGAGGATATCGAGGCGTACGAGGCGGCGCAGCTGCGCGACGGTGCGGTGGCCGACGCGAAGGCTCCCGCCGCCGCCTGATCACACCCGGCTTTGCTGCCGGGTCTTCCTGGGAATGCAACACCGCCGCGAGGCGGAAACACCAGGACGGTCGCTCCGCCGCGTCGGGGCCCGGCAGTACCACCAGCGACGACAGCGGAGCGTGACGACAGGAGTCCCGCCCGTGATGTTCGGATCCACCCCGCCCCTCGATCAGCTGCGTCGGTCCTACGGGATGTCGGCGCTGCCCGATACCATCACCACAACCACGCTCGACGAGTTCGGCCACGCGGTCACGAAGCTGCTGACCGACGCGACGGTCGACGACATCGCGCTCGCCATCGTTGCGCTGAACGACGAAGCCTCGGCGCTCTACGTCAAGGTCGATGCGCTGCGTCGTCTGCACGATCGCGCCCGCCGCGCTGGTGGTCTGGGCAGCGAGCACGCGGTCGAGGCGGCGCTGCGCATCGAGGAGGGCGGCCGGTGAGCGCGTCCTTCATGCAGATGCCGCCTGGTCGGTTGCGGATCATCTCTGCCGACGAGCGGCTTGCCGAGCGGCGGGGGATCAAGGGCGTGCTCGCCGGTCCCTCGGGGATCGGCAAGACCTCGCAGCTCTGGACGCTCGATCCGGCGAGCACGCTGTTCGTGAACCTCGAGGCCGGCGAGCTCGCGGTCGCCGGCTGGCCGGGTGACGAGGTGCGGGTGCGCGATTGGGAGCTCGCCCGCGACATCGCCTGCTGGATCGGCGGGCCGAACCCGGCGATGCGCGACGACCAGCCCTACGGCGCGGCGCACTATGCGCGGGTCTGCGAGGCGTTCGGCGGCACGGCGCAGCTCGCGAAGTACCGCACCTACTTCGTCGACTCGATCACGGTGGCCTCGCGCCTCTGCCTGCAGTGGTGCAAGGGCCAGCCGCAGGCGACCTCGGACCGCAGCGGCAAGCCGGATCTGCGCGGCGCCTACGGGCTGCTCGGGCAGGAGATGATCGCCTGGGTCACGCACCTCCAGCACGTGCCTGACCGCAACGTCTGGCTGGTTGGAATCCTCGACAAGAAGCTCGACGACTTCAACCGGCCGTTCTTCGCGCTGCAGATCGAGGGAGCGAAGACCTCACTCGAGCTGCCCGGGGTGGTGGACGAGCTGATCACGCTCGCCGAGCTGCGCACCGAGAAGGGGCAGCCGTATCGCGCCTTCGTCTGCACCACGCTGAACCCGTTCGGGTTCCCGGCGAAGGATCGCAGCGGCCGGCTCGCGACGATCGAGGAGCCGCATCTCGGCCGGCTGATGGAGAAGATCCGCCAGCCCGCCGCGGCGCCGCCGCCCACGACGTTCCAGGTGGCCCTGCCTGCCGCCGAACCCGTGCCCAACACCCCGACGACGCAGGAGGGCTGAGCCATGTCCGGCAGCTTCATGCACGACTTCAATGGCGCCGAGCCGCAGCAGAACGCATTCGAACTGATCCCCGCCGGCACGCTGGTCAAGGTCCGGCTCACCATCCGGCCCGGCGGTATTGGGCCCGAGGGGTGGGTGACGCAGAGCCGCACCAGCGAGGCGCAGTACCTCAACACCGAGGCGGTGATCCTGGATGGTCCGCATGCGAAGCGGCGCCTCTTCACGCGCATTGGCCTGCGCGGCAAGGGAGGCCAGGGCGACGACACCTACGCCAATCGCGGCCGCTCGCTGATCCGTGGCATCCTCGAGAGTGCGCGCGGCGTCGCCGCCAAGGACACCTCCGATCACGCACGCGCCGCGCGCACGATCCGCGGCTATGGCGACCTCAACGGCATCGAGTTCCTCGCCCGCATCGGCGTCGAGAAGGACAAGGGCGAGCGCGACGAGCCGCGCAACGTCATCGCCGCGGCGATCGGGCCCGACCACGCCGAGTACGCCCGCCTGATGGGGGTGACGCCGCAGCCGTCCCTGCCCGGCACCGCACCGGTGGCGAGCGCCGCGCCGCCCTGGGCGGCCCCTGCGCAGCCGGCACCGGCGGGCAACGGCGCGCCGTTCTGGGCGCGCTGAGCGGGAGGCAGACCATGATCCCGCGCGACTACCAGCGGGCGGCCGTGGACGCCGCCCGCAGCAAGACGGCGGCGCACGGCAATACGCTCGTCGCGCTGCCCGTGGGTGCCGGCAAGACCGCGGTCGCCGGGTTCTTCATCGGCGAGGAGGCGGCAGCGCAGCACGATGCGCGCTTCCTCGTGTTGCAGCACACCGACGAGCTGATCGAGCAGAACCGCGGCGCCATCGGCCGGGTGGCCGGACTGCCGGCTTCGGTGGTCAAGGCCGAGCGTGATGACTGGTCGGGCCAGGTCATCTTCGGCAGCGTGCAGACGCTGGCCCGTGCGGCGCGCCGCGCGCGGATGGGCACGATCTCGCATCTCGTCATCGACGAGTGCCACCGCGCCGCGGCCGACAGCTACCAGGCGATCATCGCCGAGGCGCGTGCGGCCAATCCGGACGTGAAGCTGCTCGGTCTGTCCGCGACGCCGGAGCGCGGCGATGGCCGCAGCCTGCGCCGCACCTTCTCCAACATCGCCTACCACCTGCCGATCTCGGCGCTGATCGGCCAGGGCATCCTGGTGCCGCCGCGCACCTTCACGATCGACCTCGGCATCGCCGACGACCTCGATCGCGTCGGTGCCGCGGGCAGCGACTTCGATATGGACGCTGCGGCGAAGGTGCTGAACCGTGCGGTGCTCAACGAGGCGGTGGTCGAGCACTGGCGCGAGCGTGCGGCCGACCGGCGCACGATCGCCTTCTGCGCCACGGTCGCGCACGCCGAAGCGGTCGCCGCCGCCTTCCGGGCCGCGGGGATCACCGCCGAGACCGTGACCGGCGAGATGCCGGCCAGGGAGCGGGCGGATCTGCTGGCCCGGTTCGATCGCGGCGAGGTGCAGGTGATCACCAACTGCATGGTGCTGACCGAGGGCTTCGACAGCCAGCCGGTCGGCTGCATCGTCGTGCTGCGGCCGATGCTGCACCGGGGCACCTTCGTGCAGGCGATCGGGCGGGGCCTGCGCAAGGTCGACCCCGAGCGCTTCCCGAGCGTCATCAAGACCGACTGCATCGTCCTCGACTTCGCCGGTGCCGCACTCCGGCATGGCTCGATCGAGCACGACGGCACGCTCGCCGAGGAGGACGAGCCCGAGCCGGGGCAGGCCCCCTACAAGACCTGCCCGTCCTGCGAGGCGGAAGTGCCGCTCGGCACGATCGCCTGTCCGTTCTGCGGGCACGTCTGGCAGCGCAAGATCCGCGAGAAGCGCCCGCTGCAGAGCTTCGCCCTGAGCGAGGTCGACATCCTGGACCGCTCGCCGTTCCGCTGGTGGGACATGCATGGCGACGGCCACGCGATGATGGCCTCGGGCTTCGACGCCTGGGCCGGCGTGTTCTTCGACGGCGAGCATTGGCACGCGGTCGGCAAGCTGCGCCAGGGGAGGCTGCGTCATCTCGGCGTCGGCGAGCACGCACAGGTCCTGGCCGATGCCGACGACTTCCTCCGCCAGGCCGAGACCGGGGCTGCCGCCACCAAGAGCCGGTTGTGGCTGAACCACCCGGCGAGCCCGCGGCAGCGCGAACTGCTCGCGCGCGCCGGTGACGCCGATCCGGCGCTCGACTTCGGGTTGTCGAAGTACGCCGCGAACTGCCGGCTGAACTTCCTCTGGAACCGGCCGCAGATCATCGCCGCGGTGTTCCCGAACGGCCTGCGGAGGGCGGCATGACGGAGCTGCTTGGCGATGCCGCTCGCTCCCGCGCCCTCCGTGCTCTGCGCCGTCTGTCGCCGCCGGGCGCGTGGCTTTGGCTGGTTCGACCGGATGCCGTCGAGGCCGCCGCGGCGGTGGGCTTGGTTCTGCTCCATCACCTGTCAGGACTTCTGGTCGCGCTCGGCGGAGCGGTCGGTCGGCATGGTTGATCTGACCGAGCAGGAGCGCGCCGCGCTGCGTGCGGCGATGCGCGCCATGGCGGAGGTGATGGCCGAGATCGGCTGGACTACGCCGCTGAACGTCCTCTCCGAGCAGCAGGTGCTGACACTCGCCGAGGTGGCGGTCGGCGCCTTCCAGGACGCGATGCGCGCGAGCGTCAAGCCGGACGTGCCGGAGGTGCCGTTCTGATGACGGACGCCCCCCTCGACTTCAACCACCGCCCGAAGGCCCCAACGGCTGGCGAGGTGATCAACGGGCTGATCGACGCGGCGCTGGTCACGGTGAACGGCGAGCAGCCGCGACGGGCGTATCTCGGCGGGTCGCGTCTGGGCGATCCCTGCGCCCGCCGCCTGCAGTACGAGTTCCTGGACGTGCCGTGTGATCCCGGCGCGCAGTTCTCGGGGCAGACGCTCCGCACCTTCGCGATCGGGCATGTGTTCGAGGACCTGGCGATCGGCTGGCTGCGGCGCGCCGGGTTCGACATCCGCACGCGCAACCGCGCCGGCGAGCAGTTCGGCTTCTCGGTCGCCGGCGGGCGCATCCAGGGGCACATCGACGGTGTGGTGGTGGCCGCCCCCGCTGCGGCGCAGGGCATCGTCGTGGTGCCGGCGCTTTGGGAGTGCAAGTCGGCAAACGCCCGCAACTGGAAGGAGATCGCGCGGCGGGGCGTGGCGGCGGCGAAGCCGATCTACGCGGCGCAGGTCGCCCTCTATCAGGCCTACATGGGCCTCACGGATGCGCCCGCCCTGTTCACCGCGGTGAACAAGGACACGAGCGAGCTGCACCACGAGCTCGTGCCGTTCGACGCGGCGCTGGCGCAGGCGATCAGCGACAAGGGGGTGCGCATCCTGCAGGCCTGCGACGCCGGCGAGGTGCTGCCCCGGGTCGCCGCGGAGCCGGGCCACCCCGAGTGCGCGTATTGCGCCTGGCGCCTGAGGTGCTGGTCGTGAGCGCATCGGCGAGCGAGCACACCGCCGCGCCCAATGCGGAGATGATCGCGACCTATGCCGAGGTCGTGTTCGGCTGGTGCGAGGGCTGGGTGGCGGTCCGTGCGCTGGGGGAGAAAGGCGGGCCGGACCGGCCGCCGCACACACCCTTCCTGCCGGCCGATGCCGATCTGGCGGCGAAGCTCACGGTGCAGGCGCGCTGGGCCGCCGAGGCCGGGATGGCGCTCTACGTCATCCCCGGCACGGTCGGCGGACCGGGCCAGGCGAGTGCCGAAGACGTCGCCCAGATGCAGGTGGTGCTGGTCGACCTCGACCACGGCGACATCGCCGCCAAGCGCGCGCACCTGGTGCGGCATCTCGGCGCGCCGACGCTCGAGGTCGCCTCTGGCGGGGTGACCGAAGACGGCCAGGCCAAGCGGCACCTCTATTGGCGGCTGACCGAGCCGGCGAGCGGCGATGACCTGGTGACGCTGTGCCGGCTCCGTCACGCGATCGCGGTGAAGGTCGGCGGCGATCCGGCGTTCCGCTCCGCGCATCAGCCGATCCGTGTGGCGGGTTCGGTATACGCGAAAGGGGGTGCCACCCGGCCGGTCACCATCCTCGACTCGCGTCCGCGCGATCATGACCTGACCGAGTTCGCCGAAGCCGTGATGGCGATGCCGCCGCTGCCGGGGATCGGCAGCGAGGTCGCGACGGACACGGCCGCCCATCCCTTCGACTTCAATGGTGCGGGCCCGCCGCGCGGCGACGTCACCGAGCTGTTCGGTCAGCGCGTGCGTGAGGGCGGCGCCGACGGCGTGACGCGGTTCGAGGCGCTGTCGCGCATCATCGGCTACTGGATCCGGCGTTGCCGCGAAGGGCACGCCACACCCGCCCAGGCATGGCAGGAGATCCGCGACTACAACGCAGCGCGCATCGATCCGCCCTGGCCCGAGGATCGGCTGCGCCAGGAGGCGGAGCGGCTCTGGCAGCGCGACGCAGCCAATCACACCGAAGGCGGCGGGGACGATCCCAGGCCGCAGGCCGGGGACGATCACGTCCTGCCGGTCGGCTTCACCGAGGATGCGCTGGCGGCCGAGTTCAGCGAGCTCCATGGTGACGACTGGCGCCACGTCGCGGTCTGGGGCGCCTGGCTCACCTGGACGGGGGTGCGGTGGGAGCGCGAGGGCACGCTGCGCGCCTTCGATCTCGCCCGGGGCGTCTGCCGTGCCGCCGCCAATCGCGCCAACAACGCCAAGGTCCGCACCAGGCTCTCGCAAGCCTCGACCGTCGCCGCGGTGGAGCGGCTCGCGCGCGCCGATCGCCGCCACGCCACCACCGCCGAGGTGTGGGATCGCGACCCCTGGCTGCTGAACACGCCGGCCGGGGTGGTCGATCTGCGCAGCGGCACGCTCGGCCCGCACGACCGTGCTCTCCACATGACCAAGCTCACCACGGCAGCGCCCCAGGGCGCGTGCCCGGCCTGGCTCACCTTCCTCGCCCAGGTCACGGGCGGAGACGCGGATCTCCAGGCCTACCTGCGCCGCGTCGTCGGCTACAGCCTGACCGGCGTCACCACCGAGCACGCGCTGTTCTTCCTCTACGGCACCGGCGCCAACGGCAAGTCGGTGTTCCTGAACACCATCACCGCGATCGTCGGCGACTACGCCACCGTCGCGCCGATGGACATGTTCATGGCGACCCACGGTGAGCGCCATCCGACCGACATGGCCGGGCTGCGTGGTGCGCGCATCGTCACCTCGATCGAGACCGAGCAGGGCAGCCGCTGGGCGGAGAGCAAGCTGAAGGCGCTCACCGGCGGCGACCGCATCACCGCCCGGTTCATGCGCCAGGACTTCTTCGAGTTCGTCCCCCAGTTCAAGCTGCTGGTCGCGGGCAACCACAAGCCGTCGATCCGCAACGTCGACGAAGCGATGCGGCGGCGGCTGCACATGGTGCCGTTCACCGTCACCATCCCGCCGGCCCAGCGCGACAAGCGCCTGCCCGAGCGGCTGCTCGCCGAGCGTGACGGCATCCTCGCCTGGGCGTTGCAGGGCTGCCTCGAGTGGCAGCGCGGCGGGCTGAAGCCGCCGGCCACCGTCCTCGCCGCGACCGACGAGTACTTCGAGGCCGAGGATGCGCTTGGGCGCTGGATCGAGGAGTGCTGCGAGCGTGTCGCGAGCCACGTCGAGACTACGGCGACGCTGTTCGCAAGCTGGAAGGCCTGGGCCGAGGCCAACGGCGAATACGTCGGATCGGTACGGCGGTTCTCGGACAGCCTGCTGAACCGGAACTTCGAGCGCGACCGGGAAAAGGCAGCGCGGGCCTTCCGAGGCTTGCGCGTCCGAGCACCGATCGCCCCTTCAGACCCCATGCAGTTCTGAGCGGCAGGCAGCCATGAGCAACACGTACCGGGCACGGTGCCTCCTTACGGTGACGCAACTGACACAGTCCTTCGTAATCACCGTCACGCGCGCACGCGCGCGCGCGCGAACGGGTATTTCCGGAGCCTGTGTCAGTTGCGTCACCAGAACGACGACATGGCCCACCGGCCCCCCGTCGCCGCCCCTCCGCCCGTAGCCGGGCAGCGACGGCGAGCTCCGCCAAGAACCGCGCCGTCGCCGCCCTCACCACCACGATCCCCTCTCGGAGACCATCATGGCTCTCGCGACTCTGACTCCGCCCGCGCCCGACGCAAGCGGCGGCGCTCCGATCCCGCTGCCGCTGGCACTCGCACACCGCGCCGTGCTCGCCCTCGACCTCGGCACCACCACCGGCTGGGCGCTGCGCTCCCGCGACGGCGGCATCACCTCCGGCAGCATGACCTTCAAGCCGAGCCGGTTCGAGGGCGGGGGCATGCGCTACCTGCGCTTCCACCACTGGCTCGGCGAGATGGCCTGGCTCGCCCACGGCTTGCAGCGCGTCGTGTTCGAGGAAGTGCGAGCCCATGCGGGAACCGACGCCGGACACATCTATGGCGGTTTCCTGGGCCTCCTCACCGCGTGGTGCGAGCAGCGTGGCGTGCCCTACGAGGGCGTCCCGGTCGGCACGATCAAGCGCTTCGCCACCGGCAAGGGAAACGCCGACAAGGCAGCGATGATCGCAGCGATCCGCGCACGCGGTTTCGCTCCTGCCGACGACAATGAGGCGGACGCGATCGCGCTGCTGCTCTGGGCCACCGAGGGCCAGGGAGGGCACGCCTGATGCTCCCCGGCTCTCCGATGCCGCCGCGCTCCTGCCTGCATCGCGCGACGAGCCCCACCACGTCGGCGGACCTCGACGCGCTGCGTCGCCGCGTTTGGCGCGAGCAGGGCGTGGTCTCGCTCGCGATCGACGACGTCACGGATCCCTGGCTGCGCCAGGCGCTGGTCAACGAGGCGACGAAGCGCTGGGGCGCGCGCGGAGGCCGTCATGGCGCGTAAGGGGAAGCAGGCCGCCCGCCCGCCGCGGCTCGACGAGCCGACGACGTGGCGGCTGCAGCACGGCGCGGTGAGCGCGCCGCAGAGGATTGCCGATCCGGATACGGGAACGCCCGTCGCCGTGCGGCGCGCGATCGACACGCTCGGCCAGATGCTGGCCAACGCGACGATCACGGCGGAGATGCACGAGGCCGGCTCGATCTTCCGCACCCAGTTCCGGCTCGCCTCACTCGATCCCTTGCGCGCCCGCTCGCTGATCCGCCTGCCCGGCAGCACCGGCGACAGCGTCACCGAGCACCAGGCCGCGGCACGCCAGCGCGTCGCACGTGCCCTGGCGGCGCTGGGCGGCGCCGGCAGCCCGGCCGGCTCCTGCGTGTGGCACGTGGTCGGCTGCGAGACCTCGGTGCGGGAGTGGGCGATGCGCCAGGGCTGGGGCGGTCGGCCCGTGCCCACCTCGCAGGCGCAGGGCATGCTCGTCGCAGCCCTCGCCGTGCTCGCCGCGCACTACGGACTCGCGCGTCGCGTCACGTGCGCAGAAGAAGGAAGCGGAGCGAAAGAATGTCGTGTTGTCGAGTGAAACTCACATCTCGTACTCTGTCGCTACTCGGTGATGTTGTGCCTGCGGGCCATCGGATCGGGTGCGGGACTCGGGTGAGCGTAGTCCCGCGTGTTGGAGCGGAAACGACCGGATCTCGGAAAGCCGCAGAAACCTTGGACACTTCGGAGCACGGAACGAACGGCGAGAGACGATATCGCAACGGACGGCTCGCTAGTCCGCAGAAAACATGGTTCCTTCTGGCGCCGTTCCTTATGCCGGGGGCGGGCGCCCCGGACCGGCCTAGCGCCAGGCTGAAAATATGGTTCGCAGTTCGCACTTTTCCCGCGTGATCTCAATCGGTTGGCTGCGAACCATAGGCCGCATGGTTCGCACCCGCGGCCGCCATGGCGGGACCCCATCGCGGCTTGCCGCGATGGGACCCGTTTCGCACCTGGTTCGCACTCCCTACAGCCTGGATGGTGCCGATGCAGCTCCCCTGGATGGCAGCGAAGATCGTGCTGCGCCCGGTGGCGGAGCTGCGTGCGCATCCCGGCAATGCACGGGTGCACAGCGCGGCGCAGATCGAGCAGATCAAGGCCAGCATGCTGGCCTTCGGCTTCACCAACCCGCTGCTGGTCGACGAGCAGGGCGTGCTGATCGCGGGGCACGGCCGCCTCGAGGCGGCGGTCGCACTCGGCATCGAGCGGGTGCCGGTGATCGTGCTCAAGCATCTCTCGGCGGCGCAGAAGGAGGCGCTGCGGCTCGCCGACAACCGCATCGCCGAGAACGCGACCTGGGACCAGGCGCTGCTGCGCGATGCGCTGGCCGCGGTGCAGGCGGCGGAGATCGACGCTGCGGCGCTCGGCTTCTCGGCCGCGGAGCTCGACGACATCCTCGCGGCGGCGGACGCGGCGGTGGAAGCCGCGCCGGCGGAGGAGCAGCCCGACGGCGCGTCCGGGAACACGGCCAGCGCCGCGCATGCCGCGGACGACACCGAGCCTGACCCGGCGGACGCCGAGCCGGAGGCGCCGCGGCAGGCCGTGACGCGGCCGGGCGATCTCTGGCTGCTCGGCGAGCACCGGCTGCTGTGCGGCGACAGCACGGACGCTGCGAACGTGGCGCGCGTGATGGCCGACGAGCGTGCCGCGCTGCTGTTCACCTCGCCGCCCTATGGCAGCCAGCGCGACTACACCACCGGGGGCGTCTCGGACTGGGACGCGCTCATGCAGGGCGTGTTCCGCCACCTGCCAACCGCCATGGCCGAGGACGCCCAGGTGATGGTGAACCTGGGCCTGATCCACCGCGACGGCGAGTGGGTGCCGTACTGGCGCGGGTGGCTCGAGTGGATGCGCGCGCAGGGCTGGCGCCGTTTCGCGCTTTATGCGTGGGACCAGGGGCCGGGCCTGCCGGGCGACTGGAACGGCCGGCTCGCACCGGCCTTCGAGCTGGTGTTCCACCTCAACCGCACGGCGCGGCAGGCGAACAAGATCGTGCCCTGCAAGTGGGCCGGCACGCCGAACAAGGGCAGCGGCCTGCGCGATGCCGATGGCACAGTGAAGCCCTACACGCATGCCGGCCTGCCGGTGCAGGAGATGCGCATCCCCGACAGCGTGCTGCGCATCACCCGGCACAAGGCACGCGGGATCGAGACCGAGCACCCGGCAGTGTTCCCGGTGGCGCTGCCGGAGTTCCTGATGCGTGCGTACACCGATGAGGGCGACGTGGTGTTCGAGCCGTTCTCCGGCTCGGGCACGACGCTCCTCGCGGGGCAGCGGACAGGGCGCCGCGTGCGGGCGATCGAGCTCGCGCCGCAGTACGTCGATCTCGCGATCGCGCGCTGGCGCATGCTGCATCCCGACCTGCCGGTCATGCTCGCCGGCGATGGCCGCGGCTACGACGCGGTGGCGGCGGAGCGCGCCGAGGCTCTGGCCGATGCGGCCTGATCTGCGGATCGAGACGATCCCGCTCGACCGGGTGCTGCCCTACGCGGAGAACGCGCGCACGCATTCGGCCCAGCAGGTGGCGCAGATCGCGGCCTCGATCGCCGAGTTCGGCTTCGTCAATCCGGTGCTGGTCGATGCCGAGGGCGTGCTGATCGCCGGCCATGGCCGGGTGATGGCGGCGCAGCAGCTTGGCCTCACCACCGTGCCGGCGCTGCGGCTGGGGCATCTCTCGCCCGCACAGGCGCGCGCACTCCGCCTCGCCGACAACCAGATCGCGCTCAACTCCGGCTGGGACGAGAGCCTGCTCGCCGCCGAGATCGCGCGCATCCGCGACGAGGCGGTGGTCGATCTCGACGTGCTCGGCTTCTCCGGCATGGAGCTCGACCGCCTGCTCGCCGCGGCGGAGGCTGCGGGCGACTTCGCGCAGGACGATCTCGATGCGCCAGCGCCGGAGCCGCCGGCCACTCCGGTGACACGGCCCGGCGATCTCTGGTTGCTCGGGCGGCATCGCCTGCTCTGCGGCGACGCCACCAATCCCGCCGACGTCGACCGCCTGCTGGCTGGCGTGCAGCCGCATCTGATGGTCACGGACCCGCCCTACGGGGTGGACTACAACCCGTCCTGGCGCAACGAGGCGGGCGTCTCGGCGACGCTGCGCACCGGCCGTGTCGCCAACGACCACCGGGCCGACTGGCGCGAGGCCTGGGCGCTGTTCCCCGGTGACGTCGCGTATGTGTGGCACGCGGGGGTGCACGCGCGCACCGTCATCGAGAGCCTCGAGGCGGCCGGCTTCGCGGTGCGCAGCCAGATCGTCTGGGCCAAGCCGCGGCTGGTGCTGGGTCGCGGCGACTACCACTGGCAGCATGAGCCTTGCCTCTACGCGGTGCGCAAGGGCGCGACCGGGCACTGGCAGGGCGCGCGCGACCAGACCACGCTGTGGTCGATCGGCAATGGCGCCGAGGATCTCGCCACCGTGCACGGCACGCAGAAGCCGGTCGAGTGCATGCGCCGGCCGATGCTGAACAACAGCCGGCCTGGGGACGCGGTGTACGAGCCGTTCTGTGGCAGCGGCAGCACCATCATCGCCGCCGAGACGATCGGGCGAACCTGCTTCGCGATGGACATCGATCCCGGCTACTGCGACGTCGCGGTGCAGCGCTGGCAGGAGGCCACGGGCGAGGCTGCCGTGCTGGCGGACGAGGACCGGACCTTCGCGGCCATCGCAGCCGTGCGCGGCGCCGATCATGATGTGATCGAAACCCTGCGAACATAGCAATGGCATGAGCGCGTGGCGCGCTTGGCTCGGGCGCGGCCCAGCGCGAATGGTCGCGCACCAACCGCACGGAGGGTGCCATGACCGACACCGACACGAGCCCGCAGACCACGACCAGCACGCCCACGACGCCGCGCACCGCGGACGGCAAGATCGATTTCGTGACCCTCGGGCGGCTCTGCGCGACGCTCGAGATCCCGACGCAGATCAAGGCGCGCGGGCGGATCTGCCGGATCGCCGGCATCGAGGGCGACACCGTGATCTACCACGCCCGCCCTGCGCGCCAGATCACGCGGCGGGCGCAGCATCGCCCGGTGACGGTGCACCTCAGCCTGGCCGAGGCGCAGGCGCAGCGCTGCCCGATGGCGGTGCGCCTCAGGCTGGCCGAGGCGCCGGCGCAGCGCTGAGCGGAGGGGGGCGATGATCGCGATCCACCACCAGACGCTCCGCGCGGGGCTCACGCGCGAGGTGATCGCGCGGGCGCGCGATGCCGGCGACCGGGCGGTGATGGACGCCGGCTACCGGTGCCTGGCCGCGTGGCGGCTCGGGCGGCAGGCGCCGCCGGAGGACTGGCGCCTGGTCCGCGAGTTCGCCGACTGAGGGGGACGACGACGATGATCGCGACCTACACGATCGAGTTGCAGCCGGTCCGGGACGGCTGGGTGTGGGGGATCGACCAGGAGGTCGACCACGGCCCCGCCGCGGGTATCCCCAGCCGCTACGAGGACAGCGACCGGGCCTTCGCCGACGTCGCGGCCATGCGCGGCGCCGATCATGATGTGATCAACGCCGCCTGATCATCGCAATCATCGGATCGTGCCTTCCGCTTGGCTCGTGTGCGCGCCAGCGCGAATGGTCCGTCACGCGCAGGGGAATGGCCCCCGCCAGACGGAGACGACGATGACCCGGACCGAGAAGCAGGAAGCCCGCGAAGCCGCCAACCAGCAACGGAGCCTCGAGGCCTTCATGGCGGCGAAGACCGAGTTCGACGCCCTGGTCGCCGAGTTGCAGGCGATGGGCGCGGATCACTTCGGCGCGGATCCCGAGGCGGTGCTCTGGGAGCACGCCGAGATGCTGAAGGACTGGAACGCCCGCCTGCGCGACATCACCGACGCCTACCACCGCCGCGGCGAGTACGCCGAGTAGCGCACGCCTCCTCGACCACCGCCCTGCGCGGGTGCCGCCCGCCGGGGCTCGGGGCAGTAGGGGCGGCATGGGGCCGCTCCCCGAACAGGAGCCCCGAACGATGACCCTCTCCGACACCCACCTGCTGGTCCTGAACGCCGCGGCGGCGCGCGAGGACAAGCTGGTGACGAAGCACAAGCGCCTGCCCGGCGCATCGCTGCAGAAGGTGTGCGCCGCGCTGGTGAAGCGCGGCCTGCTCGCCGAACTGACCGGCGTCTCGCCGGACCCCGAGGTGCTGCAGGTGAAGACGGAACTCGGGCTGACCGAGTATGCGATCACGCCGTCCGGGCTCGCCGCGATCGGCGTCGATGACGAATCACCCTACGGCGAGGATGTGCCGAAGGACGTGCGCGTGGGCGTCGATCCCTTCCTGATCGAGGGCCCGGACAACAACCCGCCGGACGACGCCCACACGGCGCCGACGGGCGCGGAAGACGCCGCCGGCGCGACCAACCCCGCGGGGGACGCGACGGCGCACCGTGCGGCCACGACGGCGCCAACGCGGGGCACCCTGCGTGCCGCCGCCCAGGCGGTGCTGGACGCGTGGAACGACGAGGGGAACCGCGAGACGGATATCGTCGCCGCCCTGGAAGGGCCGATGGAGGCGCTGCGTGTCGCCCTCGCCGGCGCCGCGCGCACCCGTCGCGAGCCCGGCGCACCGCGCGCGCCGCGCGCGGGCACGAAGCAGGAGGCGGTGCTCGCCCTGCTGCGCCGTGCCGAGGGCGCGACGATCGCCCAGATCATCGACGCCACCGGATGGCAGTCGCACACCGTGCGCGGCTTCCTCGCCGGGCTGAAGCGCAAGGGCATCACCGTCGAGGTGGTCGAGCGGGTGCGCCAGGTCGGACCCAACAAGGAGGGCGCGAAGGGGTCGTACTCCGTGTATCGGGTCGCCGGTTGAGGTCGCGGACAATGAGCGCGTTCGTCGTGCGCATCCGCACCTCGGGGCCGGCTTTCCAGAACTGCCCGACCGCGGAGATCGCGCGCATCCTGCGCGCCCTCGCTGCGGATCTCGACCGGCTCGGCTTCGCCGGCGCCTGGCCGCGCCCGCTGCACGACAGCGACGGCAACCGCGTCGGCCAGGCGGAGTTCACCTTCACGCCGCCCGAGGCCTGATCCTCCGCTCCCACACCGCCGCTCGCACAGCGCGGGCGGCGGTGCTGCGTTCGGCGAGAACGCAATGTTATGATCGCGCACTCAACTTGGCTGCGCGCCGCCCCAGCGCGAAGGGTCCGTCACGGCGGGGAATGGCCCTCGCCGTGATGGAGGCCCGTATGCCGCTGATCCGCATGACCGACGCGACCTATACCGCACTCGCCAGCCTGGCGATCGGCACGTTCCGCCCGACCGGGAAGCGCCAGGCCGACGGCACCTGGCTGGTGCCGATCGAACAGGACACCTGGGAGCGCATCGATGCGATGCGCCTGCCCGGCGAGACCGACGAGGACGTCATCCAGCGCGTGATCCATCAGCATCTCGACCGTCGCCCGTCCTGATCGCCTGACCGCACCGCCGCTTGCCGATCGCGGGTGGCGGTGTGATCGGCGCATCGTCCCATCCGCCTCTCCACCCTCGCCAGCAGCATCCTCGTCCATCACCGCGCGCGGCGGAGGATCGCGGCAGGCCGCGATGGGCGCCCGGAGCCCGAGTCGCCGCCATGCCCGAGCTGACCCCCTCGACGCGTGAGGCGGCGCGCCGCATCGGCATCACCGAGACCGCGCTGCGCAAGGCCGAAAGTGCCGGGCGCATCGTGCGCGAGCCGGACGGCCAGTGGGACATCGACAAGACCCGCCG